ACAAAACAAATGGGGTAAATAATGCCTGGAGTAAAATGGACAGAAGACGAAATCAGAATATTAGACCAGTATGAACGTACTGCTAAGTCTGCATTCGTTCTCTATCAAGAAATACGTATTGCTGGATATAATAGAACATATAAAGCAGTATCTCGTAAAATAGAATCCTTGGGGTTAAGAAAACCTACCAGATATACAACTGGACATGAGATGACTATCGGATACCTAGATATTGAATCCACTGGATTTAGTGCTAATATCGATGTTATGTTGTCTTGGTGTATTAAAGGAAGAGGTGACAAGAACGTTGCTGGAGCTAAAATTACAAGAGAAGAGCTAATGTCTGAAAAGCAAGACGCTCGTATTGTAGAGCTCTTAGTAGAAGAAATGAATAAATATGATGTAATATTTACATATTACGGTACTCGTTTTGATATTCCTTTTATCAGAACACGTGCATTGTATCATAAAACATTCTTTCCTCTATACAAGCAGAAGTCACATAAAGACCTATATTATGTAGTAAAGTCTAAACTAAAGCTACATCGTTCATCATTAATGGCAGCTACAGAGTTTTTTGGTATTGCTGGTAAAACCAGAGTAAAACCAGAAATGTGGCAAAAAACTAGATGGGGAGACGAAAAAGCAATGAAATATGTTTATGACCATAATGTAGCGGATGTTGTCATATTAGAAAGATTACATCGTAAACTAGAAGAATATGCACCACCACAAGTAAATCCGTTATAATAGGAGAGATAAATGGCTAAGAAAGAAGAAAAGCTAACAATAATGAATGATGGCAAAGAAATTGAATTTACAATGTCTGACTTATCAGATGAGGGTAAAGCTCAATACAATCGTGCTAACGAACTTGCTGGTCAGCTTATGAGATTAGACCAACAAGCTAATGAGTTACGATTCCTTGCTAATAACTACATTCGCTTTGTTATTGACGAACTTGAAAAAGACGTTGACGATAACGAGGAAAAATAGTTAAATTATGAGAGAACGTATTGTAAAGAGTATCACTCATTACTTATATGATGACGTCAACGAGTTTCGAGAGTATCACGAAAGTGTGTCTTTGGTAACAGATTGGCGTCACTCAAATAAAGGTGATTGGGTTATAGCCGATGATGGTCAAGTATGTCAAGTACTGCATCTTGGTGTTTTAAAAAAACACGACAGAAAAAAAGAAACTACATTTATTAGAACAATCATAGGTTCTTTTGTCTGCAGCCCGAGAGTAAGGATGGAAGGCGACATGAAAACCAACATGCATACGTTCTCTACAGATGGCGAATCTCCGTCTGTTAGAAAGAAAAATAGAAAACACGCAACAGATAAAGAGTTTTTGTTTGGGAAGTATGTAGCAAAAGGAGATGATGTAGTTGAAGCATATATGAAAGCATTTCCTAGTAAGAATGAAAATTATGCTAAATCTCAAGCAAAGCTGTTGTTAAAAACCGATAGGGTGAAAAACTTGATTAGAGAAGAAATAGATAAATACTTGAATGAAGCTGAGATTACTCCAAACTACTTGTTGGAAGAAATGAGAAACATCATAGACAAAGGTGGTTCTTCAGATAGAGATAAGATTACAGCTATAACAACATTAATGAAAATATCTGGAATGATGGATACAGAAAAGACTACAGAGTCTTTAACATTGTTCCAAGGTTTTACACAGGAGCAACTAAATGCAATTCAAGGGTCCCAACACAAGAAATTGGCGGAAGTTAAAAAAGATAACGAAAAATAAACGTTGTCACATATGTTATTACCGTTTGAGTAAAACTGGAGTATTCTTGTATAGCAAGGAGAAAAGAGACACTACTCACGTCAAATGTTTTAATTGTTTAACAGTATACAATACATCTTTTGGTATTACAGATGTAGGTATACCTAGAGAGGTAGGTCATTCATGAGATTAGCAGTGTATGGAACGCTGAGAAGAGGTTTTGAAGATACTGGAAGAGTAGAAGGTTTTAGCCTTGTATTCCCTGGTACAAAGTCTTTTCCAGCTTTAATCAAAAATGAAAAAGGAAAAGGTGCTGTTGTAGAGCTGTTAGAAGTAACAGATGAAGAGTTATCTATGTATGATATGTATGAATCTACTAAAGATGGTTTATACATTAGAACAACAGCAAACATAATTCTTGATGATACAAATGAAAAAGAAAAATGTTGGATATATGTAGCTGGACCTTTGTTATGGCAAAGCTCTAGTATGTTTACAGAAGTACCAGACGGTGACTGGCTTTCACCTAAAACACTAGTTATGATGGATAGAGTCTATGAAAAAGAATACGAAGAAGCCAGAAAATTTTAACATAGTTCCACCCGACCTGTCTCAAAAGGAAAAAGCATTGGAGTTGGCAAGAAGGGATATTGTCACTTTTGGTCAAATGTTCTTACCAGAAGATTTTATGAAGTCAACTCCAGCACCTTATCAATATGAGCTAAGTGAAATACTTTTAGGAGAAGATAAGCGTGTTTGTATCATATTACCTAGAGGTCATGCTAAATCAACATTAGCTAAAACAGCTTTATTGCATCAACTATATTTTTCTCCACCAGAAAAAAAACAATTCATTGCTTGGGTATCAGAAGAACAGTCTCAGGCTATTGACCATATTAAATACATACAAAATCATATAGATATAAATCCTGCTTTACAATATTACTTCGGAGATTTAAAAGGAAGTAAGTGGACAGAAAAAGAGTTTACTACTGCTAGAGGAGATAGAATTATAGCAAAAGGTACATCTCAACGTTTACGTGGTCGTTCTCAATTAGGACTAAGATATACAAATATTATTCTTGATGACTTTGAATCTGAGTTAAATACAAAAACACCAGAAAGAAGAAGAGAGATTAAAGAATGGGTAATGTCAACAGTAGAGCCTGCTTTAGAAAACTCGAAAGAAAACGAAGGTTCTATATGGCTTATTGGAACAATAGTACATTACGATTCTTTTTTACAAGGAGTATACGATGGATACTTGCAAGCAGAAAAAGACAATAGAAAGTCTGCTTGGAACGTGTTATATAAGAAAGCTATAGTAGATGACACTCCTTTATGGCCTAGCTACTTTACCAAGCAAAAGCTAATGGATATTAGAAGAAGGTTTACTGAAATGGGATTAGTACATAAGTTTGCTCAAGAGTATTTGAACGAAGCTAGGGACTTAGAAAGTGCTAAATTTCATATAGATAGATTAAATTATTACCAAGGTAATCTTGTTGAAAGAAACGGATTTAACTATATGATGGTTGATGAGACTGCAATACCTGTAAATGTATACCTAGGAGTTGACCTAGCTTATGAAGCAAATGCTAGAAGCGACTATCAGGTAATTATGGTTATTGCTATTGATAGTGATAGAAATATATATGTTGTAGATTATTATAGAGAACATTCACCTTTATATGATATGCCAAAAAAAATTGTAGATATGGCAAAAGAGTATCATCCAGTTAGAAGAGTCAACGTAGAAAAGGTTGGTGCTCAAGGATTGGTAAAAGATTATGTAAATCAACTTGCTGGCAAGGATAGAAAACTAGCTCCTGGATTATCTCAAGGTGTTAGACCTCCTGCTGGTATCAAAAAAGAAGATAGGCTAGAAGCATTGCTTTGTCCTATTGTTAATCGAAGAAAAATGTTCATTAAAAAAGAACATGCAAACTTAATAGATGAGATGTTTGAATTTCCAAAAGGTAGGAATGATGACCTTCTAGACGGACTTTGGTATGCTGTCACTACAGCAAAACCTCCAAAAAGCTCTGCAATCGACGCAGATAAACTAGAAGACAGAATAACTACAATAGATGAAAGTAGGGCTAAAAGAGTCATAAATTGGGTTACTGGACAAAAAATATAAATTTTACTTGACTTTAAGAGATAAAATTAGTTATTTTTAGACTAAAAACCGAATTGGGAGTTTATGGCTAATTACGACGAAAACAAATCAAAGCCTCAGATTTCAAAAGAATTGTTTAGGCGTTGGAGAGACGCAAGACAACAATGGGACGCTGAAGCAAGAAATGCAGTAGATTTTACTCTAGGAAATCATTATAGTAACGAAGAATCAGATGCACTACAAGCGGTAGGGCAAGCTGACTTTGTTATTGATAGAGTATATGCAGCTGTTGATAAATTAAAATCATTGCTTACAGCAAGACCAGCAAGATTTTCTGTTATCGCAAGAGAAGACTCTGATAACAAACTAGCTAATGTATGGAGAACAATACTTGAGTATGTATGGGATATCTCAAATGGAGATAGTACCTTTAAGCAAGTTGTTCATGATTATGCTGTTACTGGACTGGGATATATGTATGTATACGTAGACCCTGAGGCAGATTATGGAAGAGGTGAAGTTAAGTATACGCACGTAGACCCTTTTAGAGTATATGTAGACCCAGCATCAAGAGATAGATTTTTTAACGATGCATCAGGAATGATATTGTCTACTTTTTTAACCAGGCAGCAAGTTTTAGACCTATATCCTCAAATGGAAGAGTTTATTGACGATATAGAAGTTGGAGTAAATTCTTTGTATGGAGAAGATTATCCAACATCTAATTTAAAAAACAGCAATAATGTTTTAACTCCTGCTGAAGCACAGAATTTAGATTATAATGTAAATCAAAAATATCAAATACTTGATAGATTTTACAAGATAAAAGTTCCTTTCTATAGAATATTTAATACTATAGATGGAAGTGAAAAAATTATAGACCATGATACCTATAATATTATTATAGAAGATGAAGAAACAATAGCAGCTGTACAAAGAGGTGCTATAGAGATAGAAGAAATTATGCAAACAAGAATTGCTCAATGCAGTAGCATTGGAGATACTTTACTTTATGAGCGTATTCTAAACACTGATATATATCCAATTGTTCCATTTACAAACATTTGGACTAATACTCCCTATCCAAAATCAGATGTGAACAAGGTTAAAGACTCTCAAAGACTTTTAAATAAGTTATTTTCTCTAACCTTGTCACACGCTCAATCTGCAGCTGGATTAAAACTTTTAATTCCAGAAGGAAGTGTTGATAATGTTGGTCAGTTAGAAAAAGATTGGGCTAATCCAAATGCGGTTATTGAATATAATCCAGAATTTGGAGAGCCACATTACCCTCAACCAGCTCCTTTAACTAGCGAGTTTTATTATTTAATTGATAGGGTAGAAAAATATATAGATTTAAATTTTGGTATACCTGAATTATTACAAGGATTTAAAGACGGAGGTCCAGAGACTGTTAGAGGTACAATGCTTTTATCAGAAATGGGTGAGTCTAGAGGTAAATCAAAATTAAGAGATATTGAAGCAAGTTTATCAAAAGTTGGTCAAGTAGTTTATAATTTATGTAAAGACCACTATAGATTTGCAAAAACATTTAGAATTGTACAACCAAATAACGATATTACTGAATTTTCAGTTAATATGAGACTGTATGATGATAAGAGAAAAGAAATGATGACTATTGAAAATGATATTCAATTAGGTCAACATGACATTCGAATTATATCAGGTTCAACTTTGCCAAGCAATAAGGTAGCAGAATATAATATGTACCTTGATGCCTATAAGTTAGGTCTGGTAGATGATGTTGAGGTTTTGAAGAAAAGCGAAATCTTTGACAAAGAAGGTGTTCTTCAAAGAAAAGGAAGTATGGCACAAATGCAACAGTATATTACACAGCTTGAAAATCAAGTAAAGAAACTAAGTGGTGATTTACAAACGTCTGAACGTGAGCAGGTATCTGCTAGAAAACGAACAGAAGTTGAGAAGTTTAAATCTACATTAAATGAGATTTCTTCTTCCACTAAGGTTAAAGAAAAAGAAAAGGTAATGCAGCTAGGTAATTTGGTAGACCAAATGGGACAATCTTTGGAGACTGAAGAAAATAACAATCGTGGTTCAGAGTCTTAGACTAAATCACGAAAGGAGAAAAACATGGCAATTGAACAAGAACAACAACAGGTTGAAAAGAAAGACCCAATTGTGGATTCTGCAGTGGAACAAACAGTTTCATTACAAGAAGAAGCCGTAGAAGAAGGTGTGGAAGCATCTGAAGCTGTAGACTGGGAACAAGAAGCTAAAAAGTTTCAATCTATGTACGATAAGAAGACAGCAGAGCATGAGAATCTTACAAGAGAGTCGCAAGACTTACTTCAGTTAAGAAGCGCATTATCTGAAAAACCCGAATTAGTAGATATGATTGAAAAAGGACTTTCTGGAGAATCAGTTGAGGGCAAAGAATCGGAGGGAAGTACAACCCCAGAAAACTTTGACCCTTGGGACGCCTATTACAAGCCAGAATCAGAGTCTTACAAATTTAGAGTAGGACAAGAAAAACAGCTTGTACACGAAACAGTAGATAATGAGTTAGCTAAACTACAGAATCAAATGGCGATGAATAACTTAAAAACAGAATTGGTTTCAGAACATAATCTTGGAAAAGATGATGCCGAAAGATTTTTACAATTTGCAACAACACCAAAAGCTAACCTTCCTATTGAAACGCTTATTAAAGTGTGGAAAGAAAATGAAGGCAAAGGTGCGAAAGTAAGTGAAAATATGGAAGCAGTAAAGAAAACTAAATCAATTCCTAAACCAGCAGGTGTGCTTCAGGGTGGCGAACAACCACAAAAATCTGAGGCTGACCAAGTATGGGATAGAGTTATGAGCGCTGGGACTCGTGGTAGGCTAACTAAACAATCATAAATAGTTAGGAGACTAAAATGGCTATAAATAGCGGAATACTTAAAGCTTCCGACATTACAGCTTCAACAACAAGTGCTGGTTACGGGCAGGCCCCAGACCAAAGAAAACTGTATGATTTCTCTGATAGAGTTGCAGAATTAACTCCAGAAGAATCACCTTTTTTCACCTACTTGGCTAATGTTTCTAAAGTTGCGACTGATGATAATGTTTTCAGATTTCTTGAAAACAGAAGTCAAATCAATCACACAGATAGAAGCTTTTTATTAGCAGATGACGTTAATGGCGGAGCAGCAGTTTCTAAAGACGTAGTTTACTCATTTAAAGTTGACACAGCTTCAGCAGGAGCGGTTAACTTTCTTACCAAAGGAATGGTATTTGCAGTAAACACTTTAGACGACGCAAACGGTTATACTCAAGCTATTGTAAGAGTTGAATCTGGACCATCAGCTGGTTCAGCGGATTCAACCTTCCAAGGTAGAGTAATTGGTCTATCTGATGCTAATACAGCAACTGGTTATAACGTGCTTTCAAACAATGATACTTGCCAAATTATTGGTACATCATTCGAAGAAGGAACAGCATCACCAGATACTTTTTCAGATAGTCTAGACGACGGATTTGGTTATACACAAATCTTTAAAACAGCTTGTGAACTAACAAACACAGCAATCGCAACACGTCATCGTGGATATGCGAATGAGTTTGATAGAATATGGGCTCAGAAATTACGCGAGCACAAAATTGACATTGAAAGAGCTATGCTCTTCGGTCAAAAAGCTCGTTACCAAGGCGTTCAGTATACTGAAGGTCTAGTAGGAAATATCTTAAAGAATGTAGCACCTGAAAAAACAGATGCTAATGCATTAGCTTATTCTTCTGGTAAAGCTTACCATAGAAGTATTGAAAAAGCTAATTTAACTTACGATAAATTACTATCAGACTTAGAAGTTATATTTGACCCAGCAAGAGGCGGAGCAAGTGAAAAACTTGTTATGGCTTCTTTGCCTGTAATTTCATTCTTTAACAAGATGGGCGATGGAGCATTTATTGATGCATCTATTGGTCAATCAGCAAGTCCTTACAGAGTAAATATGGATAACGTAGAAGGTGCTTTTGGACACAAATTAATGGAAATTAATACTGTGCACGGAAGTATGTTCTTAGTTAAACAGCCTTTATTTAGAGGAATGGCAAAAGGATTTATGTTAATGGCTGATATGAGTCAGTTAGCATACAGACCTTTAGTAGGTAACGGTATTAACCGTGATACTCAAATCATGACAAATGTACAAAGTGCAGATGAAGATTTGAGAAAAGACATGATTCTTACAGAAGCAGGTCTTGAAATCACATTACCAGAATCTCATGCTCTTTACAACGTGGAGGGAATTTAAGATGAAGACAGATAGAATCAACGAAAATAGTGGTGCATACGGTTCAGCTAACAGAGATGTTGTGCTTGTTCCAGATGCAGCTACTTATACAATTTTAGCAGAAGACTCAGGCATCATTCACGTTTGTCCTGACCTTACTGCAGATATTGTAATTACACTACCAGCAGAAAAAATCGGATTAAGTTACGAGTTCTGGTATGGTGGTGCAGCAGCAGACGCTCAAGACTGGCAATTTGACACTGGCGCAGATGCAAACTACTTTGTAGGCGGCTTAGCACACAGTGATGTTGACGGTGAATTAACTGCAGTAGTATACTCAGATGGAAACAGTAACTCAAAAGTTAGTGTTTTAACACCTGAAAGTGGTACTATGGTTAAATTCGTTTGTGATGGTACAAAATGGTATTTAAACGGAACAGTTGTTTCCGCTACAAATACTGCAATTGTATTTGCTGACCAGTAATAATAGTTATTAGGTACTATGGAGTGAGCTAGTCTCACTCCGAAACCTATAAAGAATTTTAAAAATAATAGGAGAATAAAATGGCGAATTTTAATACAACTACAAAAGTTATTATTAACGATATGTCAGCTGGAGATAGCAGCGTATCTGGTTCTTTAGCTAAAGAAATAAATGACTATATAGAGACTATTGACGATGCAAAGCTTGTAGATATTAAAGCTGTTAGGCTTGACTTAAGTAGAGTTGCTTACATTGTAATTACTAAAGATTAATGGCTAATTGTCAACATTGTAATGAGCCAAATCCTGAGGGAATGTTTAACTGCACCTCTTGTGGTCAAAGAGCGGCAGCACCTAGATGGAGTACTCAATTTGTTGTAAGGGAAAACAATCCTTTTGCAACAGCTATTAGAAAAGACCAAATTGATATTAATACTATATCCCAAGAAGAGGGAATGAAAAAGCTCAAAGAAGGAGCTTCTAAAGTTTCTCGTAAGGGACCAAAGCAAAGGATACTATAATGCCAATGGTAAATGGAAAAAAATACTCTTACACAGAGAGTGGTATAAAAAAAGCAACTAAAGCAGCTAAAGAAGCTGGTAAGAAAAAGAAAAAAAACGAAAAGAAATACTAATGAAAGGTGTAAATCATTATAAAAAAGATGGAACCTTGCATAAGGGCGGAAGCCATAAAATGCCTAATGGAGCGTTGCATTCAGGAGCTAAGCATGGAAAAAACAGTGTAAAGCTTTTTCATTATAAGCAACTTTCTAACAAGGCAAAGAAAAAAGCTAAAACTTATTGGGGTAAATAATGGGTAAGAAAAAAAGTAATGGCGGTAGACCAACTCCATCTAACCCTTCTTTGTACAGTAGAGTAAAAGCAGCGGCTAAAAAGAAATTTGCTGTTTATCCTTCTGCTTATGCAAATTCTTGGTTAGTGAGAGAGTATAAAAAACGCGGCGGTAAGTATAACTAATGGCTTACAGAGGTGGATTAAAAAAGTGGTTTAGCGAGAACTGGGTTGATATCGGTTCTAAGAAAAAAGGTGGCGGTCACAAAAAGTGTGGGCGTAAAAAAGCTAAGGGAAGTAAAAGAAAATACCCTAAGTGTGTTCCTGCTGCTAAAGCTGCTAGAATGAGCGCCTCACAGAAAAAGAGCGCAGTAAGAAGAAAGAGAGCAAAGAAACAAGGAGTTGGTGGTAAACCAACCAATGTAAGAACTTTTGCTAGAAGAAAGAAGAAGAAATGAGAAGACCAGCATTTGGAACGCAAGTTAGAATATCTAACGGAAAGAAGAAGACAAGACAAGGTCTTAGTAAAAATACTAAGTATGGGAATAAATTGAGTAATAAAAATTATACAAAAAAGTATAGAGGACAAGGAAGATAATGGCTGATTTTAAAACAAGAATAGATGATTTGACAGGCTTTGCAAGCACTGATGATACAGCATTAAGTGACTGGTTGTCAGCTGGTGCTCGTTCTGTGATGAATGTACTTCCTCTAAATAAGCTAGAAAGAATAGCAAGTAATGAGAACTTTACAAACAATATAGATGTAGAGGGAAAAAAGATTTTAGCGGTTGTTAGAAAGGATGACAATCATGCAAGTAAGATTTATATGCCATGTAGAAAATTATCACCTATGATGATGGGCATTGTTAATGATACAAATTATATGGAAGCTGCTTCAGAAACTGACCCAGCATATATTATGCAAAATGATGTTTTAAATACATATCCTGGAAGTAATTCGAGCAATGATAGTAGAGTTGTGTTTGTAAATTCTGCAATAACTGTAGCACATGGAGATAGTACAATAGCAAACTTCCCTGATGAAGCAGAAGAAGCTGTAGTTTTATATGGAGCAAGAAACGCACTAAACAGACTGATGAATGGTATGAATGCAATTAGTGCTTTAAGCGTTAGCGTAAGTGCACCTAGTGCTCCAAGTATTTCAACAGTAAGTTATTTAGATGCAATAAATGTAGATGCAAGTTCTACTTCCGTAAATGCTATAACTGTTGGTAGTGTAAACAAAGCTGATGTAAGCGGAGATATTCCTACATATACTAAGCCTACTATATCACTAAGTTCTATAGCAGTAGGAGATTTAAGTATTTCTGCAAGCGCACCTAGTTCTCCAAACTTAACATCTGTGAGTTATTCTAATGCAACAAATGTAGATGCTTTAGCGAGCGATGTTCCTACAGTTAGTTTTGGAACTGTTCCTACTGAAATTGATGTTTCAGGAAATGCTCCAACATATACTAAACCTACAATTTCACTTTCTTTGTCAACTATATCTGATTTGACTATAAGCGCAAGCGAACCTAGTGCTATAACTGTCAGCACTCCTACAGTAAGTTTTAGTCAGGGAGCACCTATATTTACAGCTCCTACGCTATCTGTTGATACAGCGCAATTTGAAACTTTCTTAGAAACAGACGAAGATGTAGAATTAGCACAATTACAGCTTGGAAGATTAAACAATGAGGTAGACCAATATCAAGCTAACATACAAAAAGAAATAGCTTCATTTAACAGAGATGTGGAAGAGTACAGAGCAGAACTTCAAGAAGCTGTCAAAGACGCAGAATTAACTTCTGCTTCTGAAGCTCAAAAAATACAAGAATATTCTAACGATATTCAAAAATATGCAGCTAGTGTAAACAAAGAAGTTCAACAATACAGAGAGAATACGCAAAAAGAAATTAATTTATTTAGAATACAAACTTCTAATGAGTTAGCTAAATATACAGCAGATATGCAAAACGAACTGAACGAATTTAACAAAGAGAACGCTAGGTATCAAACAGAGTTCCAGGAATCTGCTACAAAATTTCAAGCAGACCAACAAAAAGTTTTAGAGCAAGCTAGGTTAGATTTAGCAAAAGCTCAACAAAATGCAAAACAACAGACAGATGTTGCTATAGCAAATAAAGCACAAGACCAAGTTCTTGCAATACAGAATGCAATCAAAACCATGGAAGCAAGTATTTCCGACAACGACGACCTTATAGCTAAGTTCAATCAAGACTTAAACTTGTATACTCAGAACATATCTAAAGAAGTTCAACAGTATCAAGCTAACACAAATAAAGAAATAGGAATATTTCAAACTAGAACAAGAAATGAGCTTCAACAATATTCTACAGATATACAAAACGAGTTGAACGAGTTTAATAAAGATAATGTTAGATACCAAGCTAATATTCAAGCAGAAATACAAAAACACAACTCAGACTTGCAAAAAGAAATTACTCAAGCACAACTTGATGCTAGAGATGCACAACAAGAGGCACAACAAGCAACCCAGGTTGACCTAGCTAATAAAGCGGCTGACCAAGCTTTAGCTTTACAAAATGCCGCACAAACTA